TCAAGATATGCGCTCCAAAGCTGTGCGATTCTTTTGTGATTGTAGTATGGGTGTCCATAGATACGACCGCGATCTTGGATCGTAGTAATGACCTCATTTAATAGATCCTCAGTTTTTTTCATAATCAAAAACCTGCTCTAGCTTCATTTTTTGCACTTTGGCTTGATGATCTAAACAAGACTTCCAGCCAGCTGATCTGCCAGCCCAATATCCGTTTTGATAATGTTTATCCATTCGATATTCATCTAAAAAATATAAACCTAGACCAATCAAACAGCCTATGATGAATCCGTAACCTACGATTTCCATTTGTTGCTCCCTAGTGATTATAAACAATCAATTACTTGATGGTTTTTTCTGCATACTTAAAAAACAATCAACGCAAAAGCGAAATTCGTCTTTTGTCATCAATCGTTTTCTTAAAGCATTGCAGCTGTGGCATCTTTGCATGATTGTCCTTTGCATGTCCGACACTTTGTCGGCATACATGTAGTCTGACTTAAATCAAGCTTATTTGGTAGGTCGCTTCCGGCGTGTTTTATAACGATTAGATAACGCCAAGATCCTCAAGATCATCGATATGGTCATCAATCGTGCGGGTGTGATAATCGGTTTCACGACCCATAAGACTTTCCTAGAGCTGTAAATGACCCATCTTTGTTAATTGGGATAAGGGTCGGAGTCATGTTTTTGCCATTCCAGTCAAGGATAACTATACCCATCTGCCAATTGGCCACAGTTCGCGTATAAGAGGCTTTTGCCTTATTCATGAGGTTACCTACCTCAATGCCATATAAAGGCCTGTAATGGCCTCCTATGCCCTCTGAATAGGCACTCATGCCTAGCCTGTGGGTATGCCCAATAACGCAAGATTTGCCTGTCTTACGGCTTAGGTTCAAAGCGGTCAATCCGGCATTAGGATTTGAGTTGCCTTCATCTCCATGAGCCAAGATCCAGCCTTTTTCAAATTCATAAAATGATTTGTGGAATGTAATGCCTAAACTGTCAAAATCCATAAACTTGGCATATTGCAGCTCAGGCAGACTAATCAAGCCCGGCACTTTTAATAAAGTGTTGTAAAGCCTATCTGTATGGTTTGATCTAACAATATGTGCTTCTTTAGCATTTTCAGTTAATGCCCAAAGAATGTCCTGAGTAGCTTTACGATCTGAGTCAAGGGTCTGCTGATAAGCCAAAGGTGTTTTTTCAGCCCATCGGCTAATAGTTTGAAAATCGATTTCATCGCCAACGCAAAGAACACTATCAAACCGCTCCCTCTTTGCTAATTTAATTACATTCTTGACTGCTACTTCATGGTGGTATGGGATTTGTAAATCCGAAATAACCAAGTATCGCTTAATCGTCATCCTCATCTGGAGTTGGAATAGTTGGGATAATGCCTTGATCGCCTACGATCCAGTCAGGCATTGATTCAGGATTATCCATTAGATAGAGCGCAACAGACTCAGAAAAACCAGCCTTGCGTGCAGCTCTAAACATTTCATGTTTGCAAATGTACCATTGATCTAACTTGGTTAATGGTTCAGGAGTGTGGCGAACTCGACGACGATTGACTTTTTTTCGTGTGGTTCGCTTTCGTGTGTTCGCCATAAAATAAATTATCGCTTACTGATTAAGACAAACAAATCATCAACACGCTGTTCAAGTCGATTTAATTGATCTTTCATAGATGAGCCGGAATTTGGTTTTAGCTCTGAAAGGTAAGATTTAATAACCCAGCGTAGAGCCAGTAATAAAGCGGTCGCGATACTGCAAACGCCAACGCCAAATGCGACCCATTCGTTTGGACTCATGACTCATTCGATCCTCTGCCATAGGCTGCATCTGACTTATCTAAAGCTCTGATTGCCGGAGCTGCGAGCGCAGCAATAACTACTGATAATGCTGGATCTAATCCCAATTCGTTTGTTGTTAAAAATGTCAAAAATGACACTAACACACCGCGAAGGTAAGACTTAAGCACAGCTTGTTGTTTCTTAGATAGTTTCATTAATTGCCTTTCAGTAGTGGGATGTCGAACTTTTTGCCATCTTGATTTGGCTTAAAACTTATGTGGATGTGTTTTTGATGTGGGTTGATGCCACGATACTTGACCCAACGCCAAAGCGACTTTGCTGAACATATTTTACCAGCGTGGATTATGTAAGATATACGCTTATCTTTTTTTGCTGTGAGTCGAAGCTGATCTGCCAAATCATAACTAACCCCTTGTTCGTCAGATAAGCCAGCGTCAATGTCGATCGCGCATACTTCTCCGTCAGGTCGTGGGTTATGATCGGATTTTCTAGCTGCATGCTTATTATCGCCGATCCACCCATCAAGTTTCCTGCTCCTACCCACGAAAGCAAGATTGATCTGATCTCTTAAAGTGTCAGCAGCTTTAGATAACCAAGGCTTCATTAGCCAAGTAAAAGTTTTGCTTCGTCAGCAGTTAAACCAATGCGATCAAGAATTGCTTGGCGTTGCGCTGTTTTTGCTGCATCTTGTTCAGCGATCCAAGCATCACAAATTGCAAAACCATCTGTCCATTCTTTTTTTGTAAATGGCTCACACTCAATAAATTGAATTCCTTCGTAATCATTTCCTCTTACGATCCAACCGCCCTCAGGTCGTAACATTCTTACAACATCAACACTCTCAGCCATTTTATGCTCCTATTTCTGCTGCAATTAAAACTGCTGTTTGGTCATCTTTACAAATAATTACATCGGCAGCAGCGACGCGGTTTCTAAATTGAACTTTGTAGGTTGTTGAACTGGTTGTTGCTGGACTATCTAAATACGTTAAAGTTGTTGAACCATAATAGTTTTGATCAACAAAATTTTTGTGCATTTCGTATGCTTGCAAAACATTTGTTCCATTTCTTTGTAATTGTAAAATTACAGAATTATTTGAGTTTCCAGTAGTTTTTGCAGTAGGCATAAACATCCATAACAAAACATTGCTTGATGCTGAACTTGGAGTTATATTTAAAGTTAAACCAGTATCGGCTAAAGTTGTTGATGAACTTGAAGTTGCAGTTGAATAAGTCGCTTGAACAACTTGTAAAACTTTACCACCACCAGCTGGACTAGCCCATGCTGGAACTCCACCGCTCACAGTTAAAACTTGACCAGATGTACCAATTGCTAATCTTGTATTTGTGTTTGCAGTTGATGAACGATATTCAATATCACCAAGAGTTGTTGATGGGTTTAAATTCTTGGTTGTTGTGTCAATAGATGAACCAAGTGTGCGGATTGCACTAGCACCATCTTTAACTAGATCGGTGTCGGCTGGTGTTGTCCAGCCATAATTGGTGGTAGTTGGCATTTTTCTCCTATTATCAGGCTACTATTGTAGCGTATTCCCATGTTAATGTTGTGGATAAAGTGTTCCATGCTTCGGTTGCTGGTGTGGTATTCCAACGCATCGCCACTTGGCTAAATGCGACTGGGGATAAGTTAATTGTTAAAAATAGTTCATTAAAGCGAGTGCTCCAAGACCATCCCTCTACATAACCCTCAAATTCACCACCTGAGATTTGTGTTGGAAGATTTTGTAAATTGACCGGCATGCCCATAAATACGCTTAACAAAGAATCCCGATCTGCATTATCAATTTCTGGGTTTGTTATCGGGAAGGTTATAGCTTGAAATGCTGGTTGTGGGAACGCTCTTTGGGCAATATATCGATCAGCCACAGCTTGAGCATCGGTGGCATCGTGTAATACTGAATTGATGGTTTCGGCTTTATATCCATAAGTTGCAATTGATGATGCGCTACTAGCAGTTTCTTGAGATCCAAAGTTATTGCCATAGTTTATATAAATATCATTACGAATATCACCTGAGCGCATGATTGTCGATAATCCTGAACCTAAAGCGTGATTAGCGCTTAACTCAACATAACCATTTACTAGCAAATAATTTTGTCTATGGTCGGCATCTGCATATCCGATATTGCCTTCATTATCCTCATATAAATATCCAAATGCTGAGTTAGCAATAAGGCTTGCTATGTTGTAAATAGTGTCTGGGCTTGCAGCTCTATTTTCCATTTCATAAAGTCCGGGTTGATCTATTTCGCCGAGTCCTAGATTTAATGCATCTGCCCATGTTTCAGTTGCACTATAAGTTGCCCATGTTGAAGCTGCTGGCACATCATTCCAAGTTCCAAGCAATACGCTAGAAAGTAAAGCATAAATCTGATCACCATCATCATCTTGAGCGATTGTGCCATTGTAGATTTCTTTGGCTAATTTGACTAAAGATCCCATAGCCAAAACTGTGTATTGCACGACTGTGGCTAGAGATCCAGTAGCACCGACCTCAACAGTAACATCCGTAATATCTCCGCCAAATATACTTACATAAGTTCCGCTTGTATCTTTAAGCTGTAATGAAAAACTATCATTAATTGCAAAAGGTAATGTTTGACCTGATAAAGCAACAAAAGTAACTTGGCAATAAGATGGGAGTGGTTGCTGATAAATATCTGTGCGACCTGCTTGATGCTGAATATCAGATATTGCTATGTCAGTATAATCAACACCACCGACAGTTAGTTTCCAATCAGGCGTGAATACTGTCATTGAAGTCTAATTCCGTTGCCAGTAAATAATGGCACGCTTCGAGCAGCTGACTCATTAACTACTTTTGCAACGGCTCTTGCAGCACCTTCTCCATCGATTGCATTTACTGTGATGTTATATTGTGGATTGCCTGCACCATAAGTAAAACTTGATCCACTTGGTGTTGGCACGCTTGGAATTGATGATCTACCTGCTGATGGTGCTGGATTAGGTAATGAACCTATATTGACACCGGGAATGATATTTACTGCTCTAATTAATTCATTTGCTAAAGATACGACCAAGCCAATTGCTTCACGCAAGAATGTTATAAATCCTGAAATGATGCCAGACACAACACCAATTGCTTTACCAAATGATTGTGCGCTTCTTTGAGTTTCGTTTAATGAATTATTAAGTCCTTGATCGCCAGTCAAGCCAGCAATAAACGCATTAAGTGTTGGAATGCCTGTGTCATTTAAGAATGAAATAAATCGCTCAACTGCTGGCAATAAGGCTGTGCCAAGTGATTCTTTGGCTTCGTCAAATCCTACTTTTAAGCGATCAATCTTGCCTTGAAATGTGTCAGCATTTTCGGCTGCTGCGCCACCATAAAGATCAGCAAGTTTTTGTTGAACCTCTGTGAATGTAAGGGTTGATAATTCAGCCTTTGATAAGCCAAGACCTAATCGACCAAGTGAAGTAACATTTCCGTCTTGCGCTCTACCTAAAGCATTTGTAACAGTTTCTAAATCTTTACCTGATGCCTTGCTAATATCTAAAGCAAGTGTTAATAATTTTTGGGCTTGCTCTGTGTCTTTGGTTGATACTGCAAGTCTTTGTAATGCTGGTCTTAATTGATCATCAGCAACGCCAGTTGCAAGGCTAGTTTGTAGGATCATGTCCTCAGTTGCCTTTATTTGGGCATCAGTAGCCCCTGTGGCAGCCTTTAGGGCATTGGCTAACCTAAGTTGTGCCTGTTCATCCTCTATTGCAGCCTTGACTCCATCAACGGCTAATTTGCCAGCATAGGCAACGGCAGCAGCTCCGGCAACAGCAAATGCAGCAGCAGCCTTCTTTCCAAATGCCGCAATTTTTTCACTATTGGTTTGAACTTTACCATCGGCTTCATCTAGCTTCTTTTTTAAGTCATCAATATCCGCAAGGATCTTGAGCGATAGGGTTCTGGTATCTCTTGCCATTATGACCACTTATCCAATATGCGGTTGTATGCAGCTTCCCATTTGTTAATCAATTCAGGCTGAATTCTGCGAAGGGTTGGATAAATGAACCATCCGCGAGATCCACGACCTGACCTTCCCGAATAACTAGGAAACTGTTTGAATTTATTTGAACCAAACTCAACGCCACCCCATAGGGTTTGTGTAGAAGCACCACCTGAAAACTTTTGTCTTGCAAATCCGTATTTGAATTCACCGATCTTGCTTGACTTTGATACTTGAACGCCATCCGCAACTCTTTGCGCAACCTTGCCTGACTTTGTTCTACCTCTAGCTGCTGTCTTAATTTCTTCAGATGCATAAGTCGCCAAAGCAGCAGATTGAATTCTTGCTTCCTCTGTGGCTTGCGCATCCATGACTTTGAAAGCTTTAAGAATATCGCGTATATCGTTGCGACTGTAAGCAATTGTTTCACTTGCCATACCTCTGCTCCAATACTTCTATCGCTGTCAAAATGTCGTCTGAATCAACCCATTCACTCATTGGAATTTGTGTGGCTAGTGCCAACTCAACCAATAAACGATTTAGGCTTCCTGCTGGGTGGCTTTTGGGTTTGCATCACCGACTATTACATCTGCAACTGTTTCCATCCAAGCCTCAAATGGTTTAACTGGGTTTCCGGCATTTTCTCGCTTATGTGCGTTATATGCTAAAAACATTAAATCCCACATGCCAAGTTTTTCTTTAGCTTGTCCGATCGTGTTGCCAGTTTGTTTTTCCCATTTTGCCCACTCAGGCGGTTGGGCTACATAAGTGGCTTGCTCGCCTGAGTTATATTCAATTGTAATTGGTAACTTCATTGTTTGCTCCCGTTGTTAGATCTTAGCTAAATGTTTCTGTTACTGCTCCACCTTTAACAGTAAATGTAAATGAAACTTCTTGTGCATCTACTCCTGACCCACCGGCTGTTGGAAACTCAGGCAAAATGTCAAATACAAATTGTGCGCCTGTTGCAGATGTGAAAGTTACTGTGATTCCTGTATCTGGAGCAGACTCAGCAGCTGTCCAAATTGCTTCACATACTGAGTTTGCCTTGCCCCAGTCTGCCAACATATCTAATTGAAATGTGCCAGAAATATCTGTGGTTTTGTAAGCAACGCCATCAAGTGTTTGATATTGCTGACGCTCATTTACTTTTGTTAATACTGCATTAGTCGCTTGTGCTTCGATGTCTGTTCCACCTGTGAAAGACAACGAAATATCACGACCGGTTATTACTGTGGTTGCCATGATTACTCCTTAGACGGTTCTTGTGTAGTAGGTAGAAACTCGAACATCTGCGATTAGCAGAGTTGATGCTCCAACTGTTGTTACTGTTGGTCTTTCGACCGAGCTGACAATATATCCTGCTGGAATTACTGCCAGAACGCTGATAAGCAATTGCTCGATATTGTCAAGCGATGCTGGATTGCTGTTATATGCAACTGCAACTGAAATAGTCATATTGACCTTAGATCGAATGTTTGATTTGTTAATTGTTTCAAATTCTAAATATGGTGAATCAGGCACAACTACAACAGCCGGTGGAATTACTGTTTCAGGCACAAATGAATAAACATTACCTGCAACGCTAGATAAGGCTGTTGCTAAAGGTGTGCGGATTTGCTCAAGTATGGTTTCGTTAGGCATTATTGGCAGATACCCTCAACATCTACATACGGCCCTAAAATTCCAATTACTCTTGAATATAAACTGCGACCCATTCTGTATGGAGTAGCTGTAAAGTCAACGCCTTCAATTTGTCCACCGGCTGCAACTCTTGATTGAAATACTTCAACTGAAATTGCAAAAACTGCTGATCGAACTGATTGATTGCCAACATAGGTTGATGCACCTGTTAATGTGGCTGTTCCGCTTGGAATAACATTTGCTTCTAAAACATCTGCATTTGTAATTGATGCGCTAAAAGTAGTTGCTGTTAAATTGTCGGCCAATACTGTGCGAGTTCCGTTATATGGACTCAAGCATCCAGCAATAACTACTGATTGTCCTTCGGTAAATTCATGCTCGCCTACTGTTGTAAATGTGGCAACATTATCTGTTAAAACTGTTTTTTGAACTGCGCTCTTAAATGTAACAAGCATTGGCAAAATGGTGTTTTCTGCTGTGTCAATAATTCCTTCTAAATATGCATCATTGTAAAGAGCGGAAGATACCCCAAGCACGGCTCTTAATTCGCTTGCGGAAATAATGCTAGGCACGGAGTACCTTCCTCTCTAATCTCCCTTAATGGATGCCTAGGATCGGGAGCAACCCTAGGCACTCAATTAAATTAAGCTACTGTCAATTGACGGAATGCTGTTGGGTAGCGATTTACTACTGCAACATATCCGTATAGACCAATTTCAATACGACCATTAGCAACAATGTTTGCACGAAGCTCAATTGTTCCTGACTCATGGAATCGCATTGCAGCTGATGGATATACCAAAGCATATTTAGTATTAGCATCATCACCTGTGTAATTTGGTGAAACTACAAGATCAAGACCTGCAACTGTTCCATTTGTGCTGCCTTGTGTAATTAAACCATTGGCATTTTGTGGAGCTGCTGCTGCAAATAATGGGCGACCATCTGCTACTGCACCAAGTAATCCAGCAAAATCAATGCCGTTTTGTCCACCTGATGGAGCAACCATTAAGCGGTTTGGTGTGAAACGCATTACTCCATAAGAGTCTGCAATTCCATCAGCGATTGCTGCATATATTGATGCGCCTGATGATCCACCTGCATTTTGTGATGCGATCTGTGCTGCATAAGCATCTGTCTTTTGTGCGTATGATGCAGCTAACTCACGAACTAATAGATCAGCAAAAGATGGGTCTGAACGATCAAATAGTTCAACATTTACAACATTTGCACCGGCAAACTTAACAATGTTGTCCTCTTGGAAAGTTACTACTGTATCGGTAGATGAAAACTCTGATCCCTCGCTAGTTAGTGCAACAGTAGCCTGAGTTCCAAGCTTTGGAGTAAAAATTTTCATTCCTGAAGCAGGAAGCGGTGCACGCTCGATGCTATTAATGAATGGGCGTGAATCGTCAATTACTCCGATAACATCGCGTAGATAATTAGGTGGAACCATTCCTGTATTTTCAGAAACAGTTGCAATTTGTAATGCAGCAACTAAGTCGCGTGCATCTGTGTCGCCTTGAATAGCGCGAACTTGTGCATTTAGATATTGTCCAGCAGTAACATTTGTGTCAACGCGTGGCTTTGTGTATGCCACATAGTTTGCAGTTACAACTGGAGCTTGTGCCGCTTCTACCGCTTCGGTCGCGATAGGAGCCTCAGAATTAATCTCTGACACTTTGTTCTCCTCTTTGGTTGTTTCCTCAGCGGTTGCTTCGGAATTCTCTGGTGTTTCACTAGCAGCGACTTCTTGAACGCGTGCTGAGTCAATTGCTGGCTCTGTTACAAGTGAAACTTCTTGAAGTGTGCTTGATTTAATTCTTAGCACGCCTTCCTCATTTTTCCATTCGTTAATTTTTACACCAACGCTAAATCCATCGCGTAATCCAGTTGCGGCCTCTTCAAGCGCGTCATCCGCAGAAAAAGTTTTTGCCAAACGGAAGGTTGCTTCCAAGCCTGTGTCTGTCGCTGTTATATCGACTAATTTTCCAAGCGGTTTGGTTCGCTCATGCTCAAGTAATAATTTTACAGGCTTGCTAAAATCAATTGAATCTTTTTCAAATACAGTTAATCCAGCACTTGTTGAACCTTGCTCATCCCATGTAACTATCTTGCCTGAGATTGTGCGCTTGTTTGTGTCGGCAGCTGTTATTTCTATTGGGTAACTAATTTTCATCGAATTAGATCCTCTTCCTCTTGGATTTGTTCGACACTCATCGCGCCGATGCGGTTTAGGATTTCATAAACTTGCGCTCGCTCTAGTGCTGAGCCACGCAAGAAATCATCAATATCAAATCGAGTTTCAATTCCGTTAGGGCAGAAATCGGCTTGAGATAATCTTTGTTCAATAGCTGTAAGAATTGGTCGTAATGAGAAATCAATTAATGCTTTACGCTCTGCTGTCATGTTTGAATAAGTCATGCTTGTAGTTTCAGCAGATACAAATGATGCTGGAATACCAGATGCTCTTGCAATTTCTAAAGCAAGGTATTGGCGAGCTTCATTTAATTGTAATTTAGCCGGATCAAATCCTAAAGCCTGCAATTCGACATCGGCATTTAAAAATGCAGTTGATCTTGTTGATCTTGATATTTTCCAAGACTCTAATAACTTTGTAATTCTCTCTGGAGTTAAATTTGTGCCATTTGACTTTAACACCATTTGTGGCATAGGCTCTTTTGCATACATTTCAGCAGCTTGCTCAAGTGATGCAGCAGCTTTAATTGTGCGACCAGCGCGATTTAATATACCTTCATCAAGTCCGTTAAAAACTATTAAACTTCCTAAACCAAATGGTGGCACTCGCTTGCCATCAACTGTGTAATACTCAATTTCTGTTGAGTTACTATTTAATGAAGCAAATACTCTATTAGGTGCGACTCTTGTCCACGCACGAATTCTTGAAGCGTCGGTTGCTGCATACGCGTCTAAAATAATTCCATAGCCCACGCCATATAGCAAAATGTCTTCCGCCAGCCAACTATAAATAGCTGAACCTGCAACTCTTGGATCTGGCTGCATAATTACTCGGTTTGGTCTTATGTGTTCATTTGTAAAATGATTATATTGTTCAATTGGTAAAGATCCAATTGTTGAACAAATTATATTTCTTGCACGCGCAGCAGCAGGTATCGCCATGAATTGTTCACGCGTTGCAGTTGTAGTTCCAAATAAAATTCCGCCAACTAATTGTTGTGCGTTATATGGAGAAAGCGCAGCAGACACATCTACTTGCTCTGTTGTCTGTTTTGTGGTAAATCGATCGAATAATCCCATTGGTATAGATTATATCATTTTGTGCGATTTATGCCACTTGTATATCAATTTCCGTTTCAGGTTGTGTCGCAAAATAAGTTGCTAAAGCAGATGCCACAGCTGCACAAACTGCGACTCTACTTGCTCTCCTACCGATGATCCATGACCCATCCCCATAGGGCAATTTCGCAGCGGATAGTGTTTGCTGAGTCAGTTCCTCCTGACCACCATGTTGTAATCGATGGGAATTGATTGCGCCTAACCATCGATCGCATGATTCAGCATATATCGCCCCATCCATGTCTGTAATGGGAATTCCAGCGGGAACTAACCGACTCGCAACGGCTTGTGCAGTCCTTTTGGAATAAGCGACAGTCTGAACATTATATTTTCTAACATACGGAGCAATATCGTTTGCTACCGCTAAATCATTTATTGAATAATCATTTGACCATGTATGGAGTAAAACTAAATTGAATTTTTCACCCGGTAATTTTTGAGTAGCAGTAAGAGCTGCAAATTTACGATCCGGACTAAGATCTAATCCAAGCCATGTTGGTTTGTCAGGATCTAGTGGTATTGGATCATTTTTGCACAATTCCCATTTTTGGGCATCAATAGCAGAATTTATTGTATCTACCCATTGGGCTAAAACTTCAGTTCGCACAATATCAGGCGGATCATTTATTACAGCTCTTAAATTATCTGGGTGAATTGTTATACCTAAGGATGGGTTGGCTTGAGCAAATGCTGGCCAGTTAATATCGCCAGTTGACGGATTCAATATTGGCGCATCTGGTTCGGCACTCCACTCAAACCAACCAATCGGATCGTTGGTCGTAGCTGATGCCAACGCCCTCTCGCGTAATTTGTTGAGGATTACAGAATGTTGATCTCCGGCAGATGAATAAATCCATACCTGCGGATTTTTGGCAGCCATCATTGAATAACGCATTGATGACCAAGCATCTTCATCTTTGTATTCTCTTAATTCGTCTAAATGTATTGTTTCAGGTTTTGACAAACCTCTAGCTGCATTATTGGCAGCTTTTACCACAAATCGCCTATTGCCCTTTAATTCAATTTCTTCTGCACCATGTTGCCATCGTATCTTTTTGACCTCACTTGCCAATTTGTCATTCTGCTCAATATGCCCAACTATTTGCCTAAAGGTTTCAAGTGATGTAGTAAGTCTATGAGCTGATGCCAATTGCAGACCCTCATTCCAAACATACATTCCAGTCAAGATCCTGAGCATCATAAGCGTACTCTTACCCTGTTGTCTGGCCATGATTAGCCCAAGCTCAGAATGAGCCCATCTACCATCTGGTCGGATTTTGTGGCCATGAATGCAAACAAACTTTTGCCATTCCATCAGCTTGAGCCCGATCTCATCGGCAAACTCGATCATTTCATGACCTTTAGACGGCAGATCATTGAGTTTAGAGTGAATTCGTGGAGTTTGCACACCTCCTAATTCTGATTCAGCCTGAATTGAGTCGATCAATTCTTTTTCAAAGTTGTTCAAAGCGATCCGGTCTGATCGTGAGCGATCGAGGTGTTTTGTGGGTTAGAAAAGGAAAG